CGCAAGGGAGGTTTTAGCCCAGGTAGCAGAATTAGTTTGTGCGTGGGCTTACATAGATGTTGATTCTCAGAAACTGGATATAAGCAGCTATGCTCTAGATGATGAAATTAAGATAAATGATGACAACTTAATTTCATTTAAAGAGTATAAGAACACAAGTAATTCTGACTGTAAAATTCTTTTGGATAGTGTCAAGATAATCCAAAATGGGGCTAATGATGCAGACTACAACCCCGATAGCTCCAGGAAATTTCATATCGTGGATAACATGTTTATCCAGGGTAATGGTGCAGACTACATTGATAATGCTAAGAAATCTTTTAAATTCAATGAACTATCAGCCCTTTCCATAAAATACAACGGAAACCCAGGACTGAGACCGGCTAGATGTGTTAAGGTAATTAGGGCAGGTAAGGAATATAACTTCCTTCCTTTGGTTCGTAAGCTTACCTATAACGGGGGGCTAGTCGAGGAATGTGAGTGTAAGCAGATTAACTATGACCCGGCTAATCGCAGAAAAGAAATTGTCAGACATGTGGAGAAGATAAACGCCCTACTAAAAGTTATGGATGATAAGATTCAGTCTAAGGTGGGGGCAGAAGATTTTCAAACACTAGTTGAACAGACAAAAGAAGAGATAAAATTACTTGCTAAAAACATTAACTTAGAGGGATATGTTAAGTTCGAGGACTTAAAGAAACAAAATAAATCAACTGTTATCCACGGTGGTAACATCACTACTGGGGTAATCCAGTCAAAAGATGGTGGTTTTGGTATTGATTTAGACAATAAGACTTTTTTCTTAGGGCGTGATTTAGAACACTATGCCCTGCTTTTTGATGGTGAAAAACTGAATTTTGGAACTGGTGGAATCAAATCAGACCAGTTTTCAGAGGGACTAAAACAGGAGTTAAAAGGTCAGGATGGCCAGTCGCAATATGTTCACACCAGGTACTCAGATAGTGGTGGAGATGTAGGGTCTATGCATGTAAATGCGGTAAATGACTCAGGAGAGCCATACAAATATATAGGATTTGCCATAACTAACTCTAGTGGTGCACCAGCTTTAAAGTCTGCGTATAAGTGGACTAAATATGTAGGTGAAGATGGCGCCAATGGAACACCTGGAAAATCGGGAGCGGATGGAAAGACGCCGTATTTTCATGTGGCGTGGGCAGATAGTTCAGATGGGTCCGTTGGATTTACAACTCATGGTGGAACAGATAAGAAATATATGGGGACTTACACCAATTTCACATTAAGAGATAGCGAAAATTATAGCGATTATACCTGGGTCCGTGTAAAAGGTAATGATGGAGAGTCTTTTAGATTTAACCTACTATCTAATGGTGATTTTCATGAGGATTTCACTGAAAGAGGACCCGGATATTATAGCATACCAGATGTGTGGCAGGTCCGAAAGAAGGAAGAACTAGATCGTGTCAAGATTCGATCTACTGACGGGCAAAATGTATTAACTGTAGATGCATCTGGCAGCAATACAGTTCTCATAAATCAAATCGTTAAGCTGAAGAAAAACACTAAATACTATATGAAGATTATGGCCGCATCTAGGAATATGTGGGTGTATTACTTTGGGTCAACATATGATGACATAGTATTTATTAAAGAAGCCACTGACACAGACTTTAAAATACACAGTGGAGAGTTCACTACAGAAGCTGATACAAATTTACACGGAATACAGCTAGACTGTAGGTCTCTTAGTAAAATTAAGTGGATTATTTTATCTGAAGAACCAATAAACTTAACTAAATGGTATCCTTCACAAAAAGACTTACAAGGCAAAGATGGCAAAGACGGAAGCTTTGAAGACCTCCCGCCAGCATTAAAAGCATGGAATGGCAAGGCGACAGAAATTTCAGGAGAATATGTATTCACTCCAGAGCTGTTTATAGGAAATGGAGCTTATGAGAATAAGACAGGCATATATGCTGGAAATAGCATAAGAACAAAATTTCAGGGTGAGTGGTACAACATAGCCGGAGCGGTTGGCATGGAAAATGGCGAAGCGAACTGGATGTTTACTCACTCGGGCAATTTTATTCTTGGAAGAAAACCTGGTGAAACTATTCAGCTAGGTTCTGATGGCAGAGCTATAATCCCTATGATAAAGACAAATATGATTGAAGCCGGTGCAATTACAGCAGATAAGATTGAGGCTGGAGCAATTACAGCAGAGAAGATAAAATCTGGTGAAATTACAACGGACTTTCTGTATCCAGGTACGAATGAAAGAATAATCCTTGAGCGTGGGTATGATCCAGGATCTAATGATTGTAAGTCAATAGATGCCAATGGGGGTGCTATTAGACTAAAAGCTAATTCAGGAACGTATATCGCTATGAGGCAATCTGGTGGGGTTGGAATGTATTCAGGCGGTGATTTGTTCTTTAATTTTAACCCTAATGAAGAGTGGATTTACAACGACGGTGAGAGATCCGGAAGTGGAGTTTTAAGCCTATATGATGCAAGAGTATCTATGGGATGGTTACAGTATTATATCTATACTGTTAGATCAGATAGACGCGTTAAGGACAACATC